ACCGAGGTACTAATGGAAATACCAGACAATAACGGCTATGAATTTGAAGAAGCGGCAGATTTAGCTAAGAAAGCAGTAAACAGATTAAACGTAACAAAGATCACAGTAGAATATCTATTCACCAGGGATGATTTTGAATTAGATGAAATCAGATATTGCTATTCGATTGAACGATCTTGGCATCTTTTCACAACCGAACAGAAACAAATATTATTTTTTTATTTAGTACAGGGATATTCATTCACAACTATAGGAAAATTAAACGGTTACACGCAACAAAACGCATCCAAAATCTTCCATAAAGCGTGTGAAATCATCCAAAATAACGTATAAATAGGTTGTGATTGCCCCTATATAAGTAGAGGGGTGATCCGTTCCCCTACTCGCCAATGAATAATCGAATGGTGGGCGAAAGACAGGAATGACGGGTATGGTTCTCGAGAGCCTTTAAAATGCCAGACATCAATATACAATACTACAAGGCGAATGATCTTATTATGGCTGAGTACAACCCTCGCCAATTAACTAAAGATCAATACGCACAACTGAAGGATTCACTCACTCGATTCGGGCTGGTTGATCCTCTCATTGTAAACAAACATAAAAGCCGAAAGAATATCCTGGTAGGCGGCCATCAACGATTAAAGATAGCAAAAGAGATGGGCATGGATAAGATACCATGTGTTGAAGTTGATCTGCCACTCGATCAGGAAAAAGAATTAAATATAAGATTGAACAAGAACGTGGGTGAATGGGACTATGACTCACTCGCTAATTACTTTGATGTAAGTGAATTGATGGAATGGGGATTCTCTAATGATGAACTGCAATTCTATGAAGATGAACCAGAACAAGGATTGATTGATGATGATGAGATTCCTGAAGTAAAAGAAGCCATAACAAAATCGGGCGATATATGGCTATTAGGTGAGCATCGGGTATTGTGTGGGGATGCTACAAAGAAAGAAGATGTAGATATACTGATGGAAGGCAACAAGGCTGATATGGTGTTTACTGACCCGCCTTATGGGGTTGATTATGATGGTGGAATACAATTCACGAAGGACGGAGTAAAGACGGGGCAACAAAAGAAACTAAAAAATGATGATGTCTCGATTTATTTAGATGTTATTCCAATGATGGCAAAGTATTCAAGTGGTGCAATATATACTTGGTTCGCAGGCACTAAAGCAAAAGATATTTATAATGCAATAGATGGTATTGGTGGCGATTTACACGCCCTAATTATTTGGATCAAGAATGGTGGATATGGGGCGTTAAACGCAAACTATAAACAAAAGCACGAACCTTGCTTGTATTGGAAGCCCAAAGGCACATCTCTTAATTTTTGTGGGGAAACGACTGAAACAACTACATGGGAGATTGATAAGGATGGTAAGAATAAAATGCATCCAACTCAAAAGCCTGTTGCATTAGGTGTGAAGGCTATATCGAATCATAAGGCAGACAAGGTATTAGATTTATTCCTCGGCTCTGGCTCAACACTAATAGCTTGTGAGAAAACAAAACGTAAATGCTATGGTATGGAAATTGATCCTCATTACTGTGATGTGATTGTAAAACGATGGGAAGAATTTACTGGAAACAAGGCAGAACGGGTAGAACGTGCAGAGAGTTGATAAACAACCACAATACAACGAGGGTGGAATAACTGGCAAAGGATGGAAGCCAGGGGAATCAGGCAATCCTAATGGCAGGCCAAAGAAGGGCGAAGCATGGGCTGATGTAGCGAATGAATTACTCAATTCAAAAGAGATAGACATCACAATGAAGATGGCTGATGGCAAGGTAAAGCGGTTGAGTTTAGAATCAGATAAATCATTTCGCCATGCTGTTATAGTGGGGATGATTAAAGAAGCCATGAATGGCAATGTTCAGGCGGCAAGAGAATTAGCAGATAGGACTGAAGGCAAGAGCAAGGAAAGAAGGGAAGTGACAAATAAAGTTGAACCAATCAAGATCATGAGTTTTGACTAATAATTGGAAAGCCAACGACTTACGCAAGAGTATCATTCTCGATCCACACCGATTCAAAGTGGTGGTAGCTGGTCGCAGATGGGGAAAATCTTATCTAAGTCTGATGTGGCTATTAACAAAAGAAATCCAACCTGGGGAACGTAGATGGATATGTGGGCCAACTTACCGAAGTTTAAAAAGCACGACATGGCCGATACTCAGAGCATTAATGAGACAGCATGAAGGTGCGGTTATAAATGAATCAGACTTATCAATCAAACTACCTAATGATTCAGAGATTGCTCTTAAAGGCTCTGAGCAAGAGAACAACCTTCGTGGTGCTGGATTGGATATGGTTGTCATGGAAGAATTCTCATACATCAAACCTCATGTATATGAAGAGATTATCTATCCCATGCTGACAACAACTCAAGGTGAAGCCTTATTCATTGGTACGCCTAATTCATTTGATCATCTATATGATTACTACTTACGGGGCCAGAGTGATCCTGATTGGAAGTCGTGGCAGTTTACTACAGAACAGGGCGGATTTGTACCAAAGGATGAGATAGAAAGAGCCAAAGCAACAATGGATGAACAGACATACAAGACTGAATTCCTTGCTGATTTCGTGAGTACAGGAAGCCGTGCCGCATACAACTTTGATCGTAAGATTCATGTGAAACAGGCTGAAGAATTAACTGCCAATCTATTCTGGGGAATGGATTTTAACGTAATGCACATGACTTCTGTTCTCGGATGTTCATATTCAGACGGTTCTATACATTACTTTTCTGAGATAAGGCAATCCAATTCCAATACTGAACAGCTGGCTATAGCTATGAAGAAGATAGCACCAGGGATAAATGTATATCCAGATGCAACAGGATCAGCACGATCAACTACTTCAAATAAATCAGATCATCAGATATTGATTGATCATGGTTTTAATGTGATTGCAAAGAAAGTTAATCCACCAATCATTGATAGAATCAACGCATTGAATCGGATGCTTGTTGATGCTAATGGTAAGATAAGGATGACGGTTGATCCTAAATGCACATACCTGATTAAAGATTTAGAGCAAGTGCAAAGATCAAGGGACGGAAAAATAGAAAAATTAAAAGATATAACTCTCTCCCATGCCTTCGATGCTTGCAGCTATTACATTGCCTTGACGAATCCTTTGGTTAAGAGATCGGTAATAAGTTCACAATGGTAATCTATGGAATATAATTTTCACGATAAAGTGATGCTTCCTTCACTCGGTAGGGATGTAGTCATGCAGTCTGTACAACGTGCAGAGAACGATTTGAAAAAGGATGAGATTGCTGAGAAAGATACTGCTCTTGATTTCTATTACAATAAGAAGTTAGATACACATCTGGCTCAATGGTTCCCAGGATCATCATTAGAACAAGTGCCGCCATTCGGTATGCGGATTGTACCACGATTTGCGAAGGCAAGGATGATGTTATTTAAATCACCACCTGAAAGATTCATTAATGGTGAACCAGCAGATGAATATAATGATCTTGCTTATCATCTGGATAGTAAATCAAGAGAGTTCGCAGAAATAGCATGGCTCATAGGGAAGTGCCATTTTCGCAGTAAGTATTCGGATCGGCATGAACGGATTGAATACGATATAGTCACCAATGCAAAAGAATATTATCTGTATGGTGAATCAACACCCTATGGTATAAGCTATGAAGTAGGGAAGGATTTAAAAGGTGATCGGAAGTTTGTATTCTGGAGTGAGTCAAGGAATGGTGAACCTGGATTGCATTTCTCATTTGATACTGTTGGCCGTGTTAATCCGATAGGCGACAATGTAGAGATGATTAATCCGTATGGTATCTTGCCTTTGAGTAAGGTTGAATTCTCATCGGATAGTATGGATTGTGCGAGAGCTGGATTACAAGTAAGTATAGCCATGACTGAGATCGCATTGGCTACACGGTTTGCATTGGGTCAGCCAGTTATCACAGGGATTGATACTGAGATTCCTAATTTGAAGGCTGGTATCGAAAGGCTAATATCATTACCAGAAGGTGCATCACTTCAATATGTA